GTATTGCCTTGTTCATAAGCCTCTTTGTATTTTTGTTGCGCCGCCTGTTTAGCAAAATCTGCTCTTTCTTCAGCTTGTTTGCCTAAATATTGCTGTCCATCAGAAACAAGTTTATTTAAACGATCATTTTCTGATTTAACACGCTGTGCATAAACAATTGCTTCATCCCGAAGTTTTGCAGCTTGTTCTTTTTGTCGTCTTTCTTCATGATGTTTTGCAGTTAATTGATCGATTCTTTTCTGAACGCCTTTATCAACATTCAAAATTTCCTCATCAACCGCCTTATCTTTTTTTACATCTTCGGCAAAAACCTTATCTTTCTTCTCTGGTTTTTCCTCTGCATCATCAATGATTTCAATATCTATTTCGCTTTCGGGTTCAACGACTTCATCTGGTTTGGTGCCAATTTTTGATGTCACACCTAAAAATTTCTGTTCTGTACTCATAGTTGAGTTTTCGTTTATATCGCTCATACTTTTTCTATCCCTCTAGGATCATCAACCACCGCTTCGACACTATCATCATTGATGATACGAAATTCTTTCCCGTAAATCTTAATGCGAGTGCCACTAAATGAACGAAATACAACAAAATCACCTTGTTCGCACCAAGGTCCAGTTGGGAATCGACTCTCATCTTTGTAGCAGTCCGGTCCCATTTTTAATACAAAACCTGTAATGGTGGAAACCTCTTCATAACGGATTGTTTCTTCCGCCTTGATGATACCACCTTCGGTCTTTTCTTCTTTTTCTGGGATTGCTATTAGGATTCTATATCCTGTGGGTTCTGGCAACTGTGTTGCCTCATGCTTTTTTCTTTCTATATCGAGTGCAGTTGTCATGACCACCTCTTTGCACGGAATTATTAAAGGTTTCCGAGTTACCTTGCGGCACTATGCCGTTTTAGAGTCGTTCTAATTCTTGAATTATATCCAAGAGTTCACGCTCTGCGAGGGCTAAACCCTCGATCACACCAGATTGATGTTTATATTCATCAAAACTGGTACAACTTCCTGTGGCGATATTATCTGCTCTATCGTTCATCAGATCACGCAATCTTGATTTGAATTTTTCAATCAGCGTGTCGCCTGTAAAATCTTCTCTAGCCATTATTATTATCAGATGTTATATCAGATGCAAGCCTTGATGCAATCTCTGCGGCTTTCTGTGCTTCTTCACTGTCAATTTTTTCGCCTTCAACCTGAGCATCAATAATATCACTAACCAATTTTTGTTCCATGCTAGACTCGGCAATCTTTTCTTGAGAGCGAATACGCTCCATCTCAATAGCATCACGACTTTGAGACTTCTGCATATCAACCTGAGCATCAATCATATCAGCCTGTGCTTTACGCTGTACTTCTGATTCTTTGATGTCCAGTTCACGAATTTTGGCTTGAACTAATGGGTCTTGCATTTGTTCTTGTATTCGTTGCTGCTCTACTTCTCTTTGGTGTTTCTGTAACAATCTTTCCGCAGCTTCGGCAACCATTGCAGATAATCGTTTCTCGATATCTTCTGGTAAAGGTTCTCCCAAAGGCGGCAATTCAACACCCAACTCCATTTCAATTTCATCACGATACTGGAAGGCTAAATGTTCTCTCACATGAGATTCCAATGCGGCTTGTAATAATTGCATCCCTTCTGGGTTGTTTGCGCCCATTTGAGCTAACTCTGGGTCTTGTATTGCACTCATATGAACTCTAATATGAGCCTCATGATCTTGGTATTCAAAGGCTTGAACTGGCTCGCCATTCAACATACTCATGTTCTCACTGACTGGATCAGCAGGCTTAATATCATCACCCAATGGTATAATCTTATCGGCATCTCTAATGCCTAGTGTATCCAGCATTTGCCGATGTAGCTCAGGTAAATTATAAATCTGTGGCGATTGTTGTGCCAATTGTAATGCCGCTTGATACTGCATAATTCGTTGAGACATAGTAGCTGCATTAGGATCGGAGACAGGCAATACATCTATACGATCATCAAAATCTTCCGTCTTAATGTTTGCATCAGGCTCGACCTCATAAGGATAAGATGGAGAAGTAAAATCTCTAATCACATTCACCAGAATATTAAACTCTTGTTTCATTGACGCATGAAGTCTGGATTGTATAGCGGTCATAACTTTCATGGCTCTTTCCAAGATAGCCAGCGTGGTTCCGACTGGTGCTTCTGAGTTCATATCAGCTACATTCATATCTGATGCACTGGTAAATCTTCTGCCCTCTTCTACAATGTTTCCTAATAACTGATACAGCGTTGCTGATGGTTCTTTGTAAGGCAGGAAAGTAATGTTATCTCTGATCGCTCCACCGGGTATATCAACATCTCTAAACTCACCCGGCATAATTGGCGTATCATCGCCTTTAATTCTAAGCCCTCTGGACTTCAAACCACCCGGTAAATTCGACAATGTACCTGCATCCACTAACTGTCTGAGCAATGAAGTGGCAGATTTTGCCAAACCACCAATCAAATGCACCAATCCAAACCCATAAAAACCAATTCCGGGTAAATATTGATAGTGTGCAAAATGCTGTCGCATCATATGATTATCGTCTTCTTCGTACCAATTTCTACGAATTGCAAGGATATTATTGCTTGAAGTGTCAATAGTGACCACATAAGGCAATGCTATACCTGTTGGCTCACCAGACTCATCAGTGTCTTCAAAACCCTCAAGGTCTAAATTAACCATCATTTCCAATAAGGTATAACGATTATCAAAGTCATAAGTAGAGCTATCGCCGGTCAATTCATCGTATTTCTTACGAATATCATCTGGATCGGGCGATGGATCAGGTAAATCAATATCTCTATAGAACCCTGATACCTGTAATTTACGCACATCATTCGCGTTTTTCTTCATGATATGTGTGGCTCGTTCTGCCATTTGCAGATCGGTAGCGCCATAAGACACTATAAAATCCTCAGCAGGGACAAAAATTGCACAAGGTCTGTCCATGTTTGGATCAAAATAGACTTTTCTAAAGGCTGAACCCGCTAGAGGCAGAGAAAACAATAGTTTCTCAGTCTCGGTTCGGTACTCACTCATCTTATCAGTTAGCAAATAGTTCATGTAATCTTGAACTCTTTTGCTTTGTTGTTCTTTTTCAGGGGTTGCCAGACCTAAAATCTTAGTGTTGACAGGTCCGGATGCTGGAAATATCTCGGTAATTGCTTGGCTTTGGAATCTAACCACCGCCTCTGTCAGCATCGGATGAAACACCCCGCACGCTCCGGGCCAAGGCAGGGTTCGGTCTTCAATCTTTAATCCCAACTGGTCTAGTCCTTTAATATAGGTTTCTTCCCATTCGTTTCTGGAATCACGATCTCCCTGATACTGTCCGATAAGTTCTGTGCCTAGCTTTTTTAAAGCATCTTCAGACATTTCATCTGCCAAGTTAGCAAAGAAGTCTCCGCTTGGGTCAATGGCATCAGGATCAAAATCAATGATCATGCCGCCATCTTCGGTCATTTCTGCCCCATTAGCAGCAGTAATATCAACCTCTATGCCTGCTTCTAGTTCTCCTTCTATGGGAGTTACTGGTGTTGTTCTTTCAATTGCCATAATAATCCATTAATTATATTTTTGCTAAACGAGATGGAAGATTACCAATAACGCCACCTGAAGCAAAAGTTTGTAATCCTTCTTTTAAAATTTTCTCTCTCATTTCTGGGGTGATTTTGATGACGTTGGCATCAAATTTTTCACCACCTGTGCCATAAGGGTCTAATCTTACATCACCGGGTTGTGGCTTATATATGTCGTCTAAATCCAATTTTGCTTTTGCTTCAAACTCACCACCATATTTCTTAGCTAGTTTCTCCATTGCAGAAGGTATCTTCTTATCATACAGCGTTTCATAAAACTTATGGTATTGATTACTGTATCTGTCTTTCATAACAGCAGAAGTAGAAATGGAGATTGCATCTTTACCATCTTCAACCGCATCCATTAATAAACTCTTTATACCCATATTGTACCAATCGTCTTTGAATGGGTAGTTGGGAACCATTTTAAATAATTTCCCTCTTTCATCCATATGATTCGTTCCTGCATCTTGTAATTTCATTAATGCATCGTTTAAATCTTTTGGCAATTGAGATGGTCCAACCATTTCTCGTGCTGTATATTTTTGTACAGCTTTATTAACATAATCTCTTGCAGAAATCCCTTTACCAACATTTTTTCCACCATCCGGAGATAAATTCCAATCAACTTCTGTTAGGTCTAAATCGTATTTTTTAAGAATTGGTTGTAAATTTCTGTATTCATCATCGATTAATGAATCAAATTTACTTAATTCTTTATTTGATAATTCAATCGCTTCTTTTGTTTCATACCCATCCCTAGAACCGTATTTATGTAAATCCGATTGCAACTCATCAATGTGCAAACTATCAGTGCCATCAGCTAACTGTCTGTCTCTAATAAGAGCATGAGCTATTTGGTTATCTTCTTCAATGTGGTCTGCATGGCTATGCCCTTTAGGAGCGTTTTCCCAATTGAAACTAACCTCTCTATAGTTTTCACCACCGGGTAGATTATTATCAATATATTCTTTAAATTGAGTAGCCCCAAAATCATCCTCGCCTTCAAGCCTAAAATAATCATAGCCTTCATCTGCCATCGCTTGACGTAATTGAATCTTGGCTTCTGTATTGCTGAATGGAATATCTCTAGTATCTATTCTTTTTCCATCAACGAAAAGGTTGTAGCCAATATCTTCATTGCCGAGTGCAAAGGTACTATTTGGGGCTTGACCAAGATCATCAGCAACTTCAATCATCTCGTATGGATTGTTTCTATACTCTTGTTTAGCCAATGAATCAGCAATCTCTTCATGCATTGTTTCTGGTACTTCATGCCACTCTTTTTTATTTACCTTCGGACGCCATTCCTGATTGTAATGGTCTAATAATTCTTGTCTAGCCCTATCTTGTGCAACAAAGTCAGACTCTTTTATCATCCCCCTGCTATCTGGAACAGGGCGCTCAAGATCGTCTAAAATCTCATCGGTTCTATGCTGCCAAAAATTTGAACCATCTAAAGGATCGGTATTGGGGTTGCTTTCTATAAAATCTAATCTTGACGTAGCATCGTCCGATTTATAAATACTTTTTTGAATGGAAATCTTATTCTCGCTAATGCCCTCGATTACTTGATCAACTGTTGCATTAGGGTTATTGGCTATAAATTCATCAATGCCCAAATATTCAACCTCTTTCGGCTTTACGCCCTTATTGGCATTGGCGTTCACCCATTCCATCACCTGTTTGCCCTTGAGGTTTTTAGGCGCTTTCTTTATTAGCGCTTCAAGGGTTGGCGAAACAAAAGGAATCTCCCTTGAAGAATAGTCTAAATCTCCCGCAGAACCCGCTACAACATTATCAGAATAATCATTAGCGTGTCTTTCCATAGCTTCTTTTTGTTTTTGTTTAACCGCTTTGGCTAGGTCTGATTTTTCCTGTAATGAAGCTATGCCTTTGGCTTTGCTGGCTTTACTTACTTTTCCTATAGCGCCAGCACCTTTTAATACTGTTCCTCCAATAAGTCCTGCTGGTCCTGTAAATGGAGCAGAAGCATAAGCGGCATCCCCTAAAACACCTAAAGTCTGATACATTGCATCCATATATCTCTTGTTAGCAATGTTCTCCGAAAAACTGGGAAGTCTCTCGGTGGGCATCATTTTCTCTTCAGTGGGTATTTGCGGATACATACCAAAATAGTCAGTGCCTCCAGAGCTTGGTAGCATCAAACCAGCCATCCAACCAGCTTGAGCGCCTAGAGTAGGTAAGCCCTTTATAATTTCTTGTTCTCTTGCCTGACGAGCCAACTTGCTTTGCAAGAGTCGTTGTTGTCGTTGTTCTATTGTTTCTTTTGCCATTAGTAATACTCTGCCTTACTCGCATAAAAAGGCTCATCTTCCTCGTCAGTGTATAGACTGACAAAACCACCTTGTCTAAATCTTAACAGGGCTTGCGTACTAGAATCCACTAAATCGTCATGCTCTGCGTTTGGGAAGGAAGCAAACTCTTCGATCACTTCATCTGCCCATCTTGTCTCTGGTGCCCAAACAATACCATTTGCAAACAAATCAGCGACTGCATTCACTCTGGCGATCTTATCGTTGCCTCTGGATGGACTAAATTCCGAAACCGGAATCCCCATTGATCTTAATTCAAAGATTAAGGGCGTTCCTGCGGCTTTCGACTCGACAATGAACGCATCGGGTTCATACTTCTGCCATGTCTTATACGCCACTTTCTTCAGTTCGGGAAACTCCAATCGCTCCTTAAACGCATCGAGTAGGATTAAATTAGGAGCCATCATGCCCTCTTGATCATCCATGTAGAACACACCCCATGTGGTGCAAGCCGAATAGTCGGCTCGTTCTGTTTTAAGGAATGCGGTGTCCCAAGACTGAATTAAAAACTCACATTGCGG